CACGACGCTCTTCAACTGTTTCGTCAATGAGTTGTATTTCCGCGTCATCTTTCTTGATGAGTATCCACACCTCTCCTTTGACAAGGAAGTTCGAAATGTGGTTCTTGGTGACGACCATGAGGTAACAACCTCAAATCTCGTTGCCTGGACACCAAAAGGCCTCGGCATGAGTTTTGAAAAGCTTGGACTGAAGTACACATCTGCTCGGAAAAACGAAGAATTGCGAGAAGTTCGAACACCTTTCGGTGAGAGTTTGTTTCTCGGAAGCGTTCCTCAGAAGCATCATGGACTTTGGTCTGGAGCTTTGCGCAAGGAAACTTTGAGCGAGTCACTCCTCTGGACACGCAATAATGACAAGTCGATGGATGCGGAAGTCACGCAAATGATTGAAGCAGCGAGCCAGTGGGACGAAGCGTTTTACGACAGTTATGTGTCAGCATTGCGTCAAGCTTATGATGAGATGGGTCGGAAGTTTCCTGAACCAGCTGGATCATGGCGTGGTCTCGGATTGTCAGTTGCAAACAGAACGACCGACTCGGGAGCAGATTTTCCAATCTACCGCGCCCAGTCTGAAGGTTCGATTGATGCCCCGAAGACAGGCATGAATCTTCCGGGAATGACAAAGATCGCTACAGACACGAATACTGGCGCCGTTCCATTTCCTCAAAGGAGCATGAAAGAGCTTGCGGGTAACTCACTCAACGAGAAGCCTGCAGACTTGAACTTTGGTTCTGGGTCTTTGATGAAGCGTGCGACAATCAACTGGGCCTCGACTAATACCGAAGGGACGTCGTTGATTTCTCGATTGGTTCCTTTCGGTCTTCTCGGTCTCGGAGATCCACAGAATCTTCAGAATATGCCGTTCAACAACTTCTTGTATTCAGTCACGGACATTCGTATTGTCTTCCAAGTGAACGGCACCCCAACCCAAGCTGGAATGTGCATTGCTTACCATGTTCCCCTTTTGAACTTTACACCGGATCGGAGTTCAAAACCTTCATACAACCACACGTGGCTAACCCC